CCAAATGTTTCCCCACGCCCCACCAACCTATCCACACTCCCCATTCCATCGCATGTCCCCAGCCTTGCCTGATAACCCCAAGCGGATCACGAATTAAGGTAGAGGGAATTGTCGATAGGATACGGCAATTCCCTGTGTTTTAGGGGATTTCAAGGATTTTGGGTGTGTGCGGAATGATGCGTTTTAGTGCGCTGAAAGTGTTAAAAATATTGCCAAATGTTTCCCCATATAGTTGCCAAATGTTTCCCCACCCTGACGGGATGGCATCGGGGAGTAAAAAAATAAAAGAAAATGATAAAAACAAATATAGTGTTCGACCACCGTGGTAGGACTATGAAAGGAAAAGAAGGCCCGTTGGAGTTGCGGGTGATAATTGATAGGCGACCATATTATATAGGTACGGGTGTGCGTGTACGGGCGAGCGAGTTCAGGTATGGGAAGGTTGTCGGTCGGGACGATGCGAAGGAGTTGAATGAGCGACTGGAGTCTTTCGTTAGGTCTGCTAACGAGGAAGTGACGAGGCGGGTGAATGAGAAGTTGCCGATTGATGTAAGGGTGATTCGCCGGAAGGTGTACGGGTTGGGAGATGATGACGGAGAGAGTGAGGCAACGGTTGAGTTCCTGGAGTGGATCAATGAGCAGGTGAAGGAGATGAGGGCGGCTGAAGGGACGGTGAAGCATTACAGAACATTGGTTGACAGGTTGCGGCAGTTCGGGAAGATAAAGGAGTGGAAGGACTTGACAACTGCGAACATCTGTAAGTGGGATGCGTGGCTGCATAGTCTGAAGGCTCGGCGGAGCGATGCGGATGTGAAGGCTGGTGTGGTTGCTCCGTACATCAGCGATGCGGCGGTGTATAATTATCACAAGTGCCTGAAGGCGTTGCTGAATAGGGCTGTGATGTTCGACATGATGGAGCAAAGCCCATACGACAAGCTGAGGGGGCAGTTCAAGAGGGGTGACGTGGAGAATGTTGAGTATCTGACCGAAGATGAGGTGGAGGCGATTGTGGGTATTCATCCGCTTGCCGGCTCACAAATGGCGGTTGCCCGTGACTTGTTTGTGTTTCAACTTTACACGGGGCTGAGTTATTCGGATGCTCAGGATTTCAGCATGAAGAACTACAAGCAGGTGGATGGAAAGTGGGTGAACGTCGGCAAGCGTGTGAAAACTGGTGTGGCGTACATCAGCCAGCTGTTGCCTCCTGCCGTGGAGGTGCTGGAGAAGTACGGGATGCAGTTACCGAGAATAGGGAATGCTGACTACAACCATTGCCTGAAGGCTCTGGGCATGGCGGCAGGGATTGATAAACCGTTGCACTCGCACATGGCGCGGCATACATTCGCCACGATGATGCTCCGTGAGGGTGTGAGAATCGAGCATGTGAGCAAAATGCTTGGTCATACCAACATCACTACCACGCAAAGGTATGCTAAGGTGCTGGCTGATGACATTCGGAAGGATTTCACGATGATAGAACAAAAACTAACTCTAAAAACAAAAAACAATGAAAAAGACAATCATTATGCTGACAGCAGTACTATTGTTGACTGCTTGCGAAAAACTGGAGGTTCCTTCAAGCGAGGCCGAAGCCGAAAAGAGTGAGGAAATGGTGAATAAGAACGCCGTGAAAAAATTCACGTTCACGGTGAAAGGAGACTTTGAAACTGCAACGTTCACGCGTGGCTATTTGGCCGCGGATGGGCAAGAGATGACAGACTTGTGGGTGTTTGACTATGTTGCTGGTGTCTGTGTGCAGAAGGTGCATCAGACTGCAACCGATGAAGATTGGGGCAAGCCGACGCTCGCTCTATCCTACGGCAGCCATCATGTGTACTTTGTGGCCAGCCGTGGCGAAGGTGCAACGGTGGATGAAGATGGCCACACTATCATTTGGACGGGGCCACGTGATACGTTCTGGAAAGACTATGCCGTTGATGTCGTGAGCACCAGCAACGGGAACAGAGCCGTGACACTTGACCGCTGCGTGACGAAATTGCGTCTCACAGTTAATGATGAAGTTCCAGCTACCTGCAAAAGCGTTGTGGTGACACCTGGACGGTGGTTCTACGGCTGGGACTATGTGAACGGAGTTTCTGTGGCACAACAACAGACGGAGCGAACGGTAAATGTGCCGGCCAGTTATGTAGGCACAAGCGGTCAACTGGTGGTGAACATCTTTGGGTTGAGCGGTTCAGATGAATGGGTGACGGACGTGAGTGTACAAGCAAAGGATGGCAATGGGGACGTGATAGGCTCTGCCACTATCACGGGCGCACCTTTTAAGTCGAACCGAGCGACGGAATACTCCGGCAATCTCTTCGGGAGTGCTGGCGGGCTGGATGTAAGTGTGTCGGCTGCATGGGAATCGGCCAAGATAGGCACATGGTGACAAAAAGCACCGATGTCATTCGGCATCGGTGCTTTTTCTGTTGATGGCATTCATCAGCTCTTGCAATTCCTGACATTCCTCATCGGTGAGCGGTGGCGAGGATACATCGTCCTCATCCTGAAAAATGGAGGGGAACATGTCTTTGACCGTCTTCCCTTTCGGGTCGCGCATTGCGAAAGTCGCTGCATAGACGCATTCGGCCATCAGTTGGTGTTTCAGAAGGTCGCGGCGGCGGTATCCTTTGATGATGCGGCAAACCTCCCAGAACTGGATGTCATAGAGAAACTCACGACGAGGGATGCCTATTTCGCCCACGAGCAGCTGGTAGATGTCGTGGGCGGTGGTCAGTTTTTTTTGCCGTCCTCCTTTGAATCCTCCTTTTCCTCTTCTTTCGGTAGAGCGTAGAATTGTGTGTATAGGGACAAAATGGTGCCGAGAGCCGTGCCAAGTTCCTGGGGTGTGGCTTCATTCATCAGGTCTGTGTCCTTGATGCTTGCATCTTCATCCTTGCCGTTGCTGTAGGCCATAGCCGCAGCAAGGATGATGTAGATAGTTTTCTTTACATCTGGCATGCGGATAGGTTGCCCGTTGAGAGCAACAAATGCCTCCTTCATGTAAGTTGAGATGTCCTCTCCTGTGAATTCTTTGTACGCGATTTCAGTTGCGTAGCAGTATGCAAGCGTCACTTCCTTGCCGGCAATGGTGGTTTTTTCTTTCTGCATAGTTCCAATGTTTTTTTTGACCGCCCGCCGATTTTGACGGGCGGTCGTTTTTTATGCGGCTACGGTGTAGATACCATAACCGTTGAAAGTCGCATCGTATCTGGCACTTTGTCTGTTCTGAGCGTTGACCGTCAGAGACGTTATCACAGCTTCGCCACTGCATATCACAGAGCCTTTGGTGCGGTTATTCGCGCCGGAGACATTAGCGATTTGCCAATTCACGGGGAGACGATTTTCCCACATGTTTAACAAAGAGTTGAGGTTCTGGTCTTGTACAGAGCTGGTGATGGTGTCACCACTGCGAACAAGCGCATTCGTAGAGATGTCGTAACTGATACCAGTGGGTTCTTGTGCTACCCAGAATCCATCAGTATCTTTGGTCGTAGAATCCTCCAAGGTCACAGACACGTGCATGGACAGCGACTTGGCTGCTGCCAGAACCTTGCTTGGGTTTTGTTCGTTTCCGATGAAGAGACGCACGAACTGACCCTTGGTGTAGTCGTCATCCGTCTCGATTTCCTCGAATGGAATCCCAGCATCGTGTGTCAGCTCACCTGTACCAGTGAACTGCAAACTCTTTGTTGCGTTCTCTCGGTCGTTCCAGTTGAATGTGACATCGTTGAGATAGGCACGACCTACGCGTTGATAAATGACTTCGGCTGGCGTTTGATTGTCAGCTGTACTTACCTCATCCCACATGAGCGTGAACTTAGTCATATTCTTCACAGCCGTCAATAATGCTGCCGCATCTGTCACGTCGAGTGATTCGACGCTGACGCTCCATGATTTTGTTACGATTTCCGGCTTGGATGCAAGTGATACGTCGTCTTTGGTGGATGCGTCTTCGGTGTTGCCCGTCAAGTTCACAGAACAGTTCGTGGACTTGCCTATACATTTGAATTTCGCTGCTGTATTGTCTAACAGCAGAATGCGAAAATTCTGTCCTTTCAGTGTTGCCATATTTTCCCTCCTTTCTAAAGAATGTCAATTCTTAACTTGTATGTGCCGTCTGCCTTCGAGCGAGAAACTGAACCTGCCGTGATGGTCTTGTCAGCGTTGTTCGCTTTCAGCTCGGCTAATTGTTCGTCAAGTTCTTCTTGCGTGGCGGCATGAAGAATGACGGTTGTTGCCGCAGCCTCCGATGTTTGCTTAGGTTCGCCTTGCTGCTGTTCCTGCATCTCGAGCTGCTCTTCTTGCATTTGTTCTTCTTCCATGTCTTAATCTTTGTTAGTGTCACAGGTGAACGTGAGTCTTTGCCAGAAACAAGGCTTCATGCTGTCGTATTGCACTGGCTGTGCTGCAAGCGTGTAGGAGTTGGGGATGAGGTCGTAGTCCTCGTCCTGCGGATTGCCCACGTGCTGCTGGAAATAGTTCTCGATGGTTTGCCGTGCCATGATGGCGAGTGCCGCCAACTGTGGTCGCGTCTTGGCCGCTATCTCCATGCCGATGGTCACGGTGTCTGTCAGTCCTTCGTAGGAACTGTCCTTCGTCGTGTCGGTGTTGTTCAGCCCGTCGTAAGATACTATGATGTAGGGCACTTCGGCATTGTCTGCTTCCTCGTCGGGCAGTGCGATGGCGGTGTTGTACACGTCGCCAGCGGGGAGTTGCGCGATGAGTTCAGCATTCGAGCGGAGTGCCGTAACGAAGATGATGTCTGTCTGTAGGCTCATGTCTGCTTGTGACTTGTTAGTGATTCGTTTAAGTTACCAAGGGCGAGGTGGGCTGTCGCCTCCACCCCGCCCTCGGCTCTCAGGAACTATGAGAGAGATTTAGCCGCCGATCTCGTTAGAGCTTGCAGGCTCCACGAGCTTGATGAGCTTGAAGGCCTGGGGCTTGCCGCTCTTACCGTTGACCTTGCTGGAGAGTTCAGTCATAGACATGTCGAGGGCAAGGCTCACGACTACGGTACGACGAGAGAAGACCTCTGCGCTCTGAGCGTCCACGTTGAACATCACGGGACCGTGAATCTGCATGGCCTCGTAACCCCAGTGACCGATGGCGAGGAACTGGTCGGGACCTGCCTTGGGCACGCCGCCGTCGAGGATGTAGTTCACGAATGGGCTGGTGGTCATAGGATAACCTACGCACTTGCCGTCCTGAACCACGGTGC